GCTCTTGTTAGAGCGAAAAGTAAAGTACCTAAATACTTTCTAGACCGTTTCATATAGACTAAATAGTCTTGTGAAAAATAAATCGTTCTTCTTCGAGATAAAAGACATCATGACGCAGTTTGTAGCTGCGTTTGATGACTGCGTTATTTCGAGATATAACAAAAGTCGAGTAGAGCAAGAGAAGATCGAAGTACGTTATGTCTTCAAGCCTAAAGAGAGAGTCATATATGATATTGTAAATAAAGCGCAAAACTTAACTCTACCAGTTGTTGCAGTAAACATTACAAGTATATCTAGGGACCAGTCTCGTGTTTTTAATAAGCTAGAACCTACCTATCTACCTTTCACATCACCAGGTGGAAGCTTAAAATCTTCTAAACTATTACAACCTGTACCTGTAAACATAACTGTTTCTTTCTCCATACTTACAAAGTATTTGTTAGATATGGATCAGATACTAAGTAACTTTATACCATATTCTGATCCATATATTATATTATCATGGCTTGTACCAGCTGAGCTAGGTTTACCAAACACAGAGATCAGAACAGAGGTATTATGGAGCGGAGACATATCACTTACTACGCCAATTGAGACAACATACTCAGATCAATTTCAAATCGCAGCTGATACCTCTTTTACGATTAAAGCGTGGCTGTTTAAACAAGAGCAAGAGCCTGAAGGTATAATATATCGAATCAATAATAACTTTCATACTGTTGGCTCAGGTCAGATATTCAACCTAATTAACCCGTATCAAGTTTTGAGCTCATACGAGACAACAGACACTGTTACTGTTTCAGGTTCACCAAATATAACTAATCTGTTCTATACACTGTCGGGTACAACAGTGCCTGTAACTGCACCGATTACAATACAGCGAGAAAAAGACAATCAATTCATTGTATGGGGTAAGAACTTCGAGTATAGTACGAGCTTTTATTTGAGCAGTAATAAACTGAATTTCTTTAGCGGTTATACACAATTGAGTACTTTCTATAATCCAGTAATTAGTGCATACAGCGTAGATGCATTTACAAGTATATTAAATAGTAATATAGCTACTATATACATACCTATGAGTACATTATCTGCTACAGGAGATGTGATAATTGTCGCAGCAAATGAAGTAGGTTGGGCTGCAACAAGTAATGGATATGTTGTAAGTGTTGACTAAATAACATAACAAATGCCTAGTACAACTCCACCAACTCAGAACCAAAATTACACTGGAGATTCAGGTCGTTCATCTACTTTTGGGAGAAACTTGATGACATACATCAAGAACCGTATACCTTATGCTAATATTATAGATACAGAAGAAAACGAGTTTAATCCAAAGTATCGAACATTCGCAGAGGTAGGCATGAGACGGAGTGAAGCTCTTGCAAAAAACTCTATATCTGTTTCAAACCCATACAATAACTTACCGGTTGGTGCAATGGGTAAGGACAATTCGTTTGGAAGCGTCATGTATGCAAACATACAGGAAAATAAAGGCGCTAGAATTAGAGACTATAGAGTTATGGCTGCATACTCTGATGTCTCTGATGCTCTTGATGAGATTTGCGATGAGAGCATCAATACAGATGATGACGGAAATGAGTTAAATATTAAATTCCGTGATGTTGATCTTACTAGTGTAGAGCGTCAGAATATTGTTGAAGAATTCAATAAGTATGCTAACTACTACGACTTCAAAAACAAAGGCTGGCAGTACTTCAGACAATTTCTTATTGAAGGGGAGCTATTCTTCGAGCAAATTATTCACTCTGAGTTTGTGCAAGAGGGAGTGCTTGGCACTTTAAATATACCGTCTGAGCTCATTGATCCTGTATACAATAATATACAGAATATGATGGTTAAAGGATTTATATATCGTAAGCCCATCTTTGACCCGACGAAGCCGGATAAAATTGAGAAGTATGAATATATACCTCTAGATGAAAATCAAATTGTATATATTAATTCTGGCTTGATGAACGAGAATATGACTTTTGTAGTCCCGTTTCTTGAAAACGCTAGAAGGTCATATAGACAATTATCTCTTATTGAAGACGCTATTGTTATTTACAGACTTGTAAGAGCACCAGAACGTTTAGTCTTTAATGTTGATGTGGGTAATATGCCTGCACCAAAAGCCGAGGCGTATCTTAAAAAGCTTATAAGCAATTACTGGTCATCAAAGACATTTGATATTAACCAGAATGACATTGTTAAAAAGTTTAACCCGCAATCGATGTTGGATGCTTTCTGGTTTCCAAAGAGACAAGGTTCAGAAGGCTCGAGTGTTACAACTCTACCAGGTGGTCAGAACTTAGGTGAACTAGCTGACTTAATGTACTTCATTAAGAAGCTTTACAGATCTCTTAAAGTACCTACATCACGTCTCGATCCTGAAGATTCATTCAAAGACGGTCAAGAGATCCTACGGGAAGAACTTAAGTTTGCTAGATTTATTATTCGTCAGCAACAACGGTTTTCAAGCGGAATTAAGAAGGGGTTTGTTACTCATCTCAAGTTAACAGGACTGTGGGATAAGCTTAGTCTGAATGAAATCAATTTAGATATTGCGTTTAATGTACCGACTAACTTCTATGAGATGAGAAGTAATCAACGAATGGAGATGAAGGTCTCAGCGTTTAACAGTATCGCCTCGAATGAATTTGTCTCGAAAACATTCGCACAGAAAAAATATCTTGGATGGAAAGATAAAGATATTCTTGCTAACAGAGAATTCCTCAGAAAAGATGCTGAGCTACAGTGGGAGCTTGGACAGATTACTCAAAGCGGTCCAGGCTGGCGTGAAGCTGCTATGGCAGGTGAACTAGCTGGTGGTACAGAAGGCGGAGCTGGAGGTGACTTCGGTGGTGGTGGGGCTGGACCTGGTGGTCCACCTCCAGACTTTACCGGTGGTCCAGCAGCCGCGGAAGGTGGTGAAGCTCCACCAGAAAGTGGTGGAGAAGCTGAAGCACCGGCTGCTGAAGCGCCTCCTGCTTAAATAATAGTATATGTCAACAGCGTGTCAAATATCTCCGGTATCGGCGTTCCAGTCTACTAATCTCAATAATAAGATTGAGACATTCGGCGACCTCGGCGATAGAATAAAAAGGTCATTAGGTTGGCCGGTTATATCTATTGAAGTCCATCAAGATCAGCTCTTTCAAAACATACAGATGGCAGTTGAGTTTTTCTCAAAGTACGCTGGATATACTGAGGAGTTTATTGTATTTGATTCAAATCTGTACGAGAGAAACAAAGGTATCAGGCTCGATGTATTGTTCACGCTAGGTAGAACAACTCTAACTAACGAGCAAAAAGTTTCGAAATCATCTGCAAACAACAATCCAGACTTTACTATTACACTACCTCCAACTGTGTATGTAGCTACATCAGCTCTCAATTCTACATTGTTTACGGGGTCATCTGCATTATCGAGTCTATTCACAGACGGTATATACGAGCTAGAGCTACTCGATCAATCGCTTTATGATTCTGTAACTACACATAATAGATCGTTATCTTCTTACTTTAAAGCATCAGTTAAAAGAAGTGTATCACTTCAAAGTCAGGACACAACAGCTACTAATTACTCTAATGTATTCGATTATGACCTTATGGATTATAGAAAGGTTATATCTATAATCAATTTTGAAGAAGGATCAAGTCAGAGTATTAACACACTATTCACTATTGAACAAACCCTTGCGCAGCAAACATACTTTAGTTATGCGATGGGTAATTATGGCTTCGATCTTGTATCATGGTATACAGTTAAGGAGTGGTTAGATACTCGTGAGAAGGTTCTAGCAACACGTAAAGATATTAAGTTCGATGAACGTACTCAGTATCTAACAATGTACCCTCAGCCAGGTGCATCAATGTTCTACGGTGTTCTCTGGTGCTATGTTGAAAGACCGATTAGAGATCTAGTTAAAGAACAGTGGGTTTATGCGTACGCTCTAGCACTTACAAAAATTACTATTGGTCGTATTCGTGGGAGATTCGGAAATGTTAGCTTGCTTGGAGGCGGTAGTTTAAATACTGATATTCTTCAAGAGGGTCTTAGCGAGAAGAGTGAGTTAGAAAAAGCTCTTATGGAGGGTGCTAACCCTGGCTTTGGTGATGGGTCACCGCCTCTATTCTTTGTAGGCTAATGAACAAAAAGTACAGACAAGGTATCTTTACGCCTAAGAATGCTGATAAGTTTATCGGTACAAAAGCTATTTATAGGTCAGGGCTAGAGCTTAAATTCATGAGATTTTGTGATAATAATCCGAATGTATTGAAATGGGCTAGTGAGAATGTTGTTATACCTTATATATCACCTATGGATGGGAGGGTTCATAGGTACTTTGTTGATAATTTTGTCGTTATTAAAGAAGGTAATCAAATTAAAAAGTATCTTGTAGAGATAAAGCCATACAAACAAACAATGGCTCCGACTACAAAATATAGAAAACGAGAACACCTTTTATACGAGCAACAAATGTATAGTGTGAATCAAGCTAAATGGGCTAGTGCTAGAGAGTTCTGCGCGAAAAAAGGTCTAGAATTTTTAATTTTAACTGAAAAAGATTTAGGTTAATTTGTAAAAGACTCGTATTTCTAACATTTTTATATCGACTAGATATAAATAACTTATATGGCACTAAAGCTAAACTTGCTCGTCGAGAAACCTCAAGCTGAAGATCAGTATCAGTATGTATTCGAAGAAGCGAATCGTAACGCACCATCAACACTTTATATTAAAGGACCGTACATGGTTGCTAATGCTGTTAACAAGAACAAAAGAATGTATCCTCGTGAAGAACTTCAGCGTGAAGTTCAGAGATATACAGAAGAAATGATTGTCCCTGGTCGTGCAATGGGCGAGTTAAATCATCCTGCAACTGCAGATGTAGACCTTGAAAGAGCATGCCATGTTATTACTGAATTATACGAACAAGATAGTATCTTTTACGGTAAGTCTAAAGTATTATCTACACCATGCGGTCTAATTATTAAATCTCTTATCAATGATGGCGTGAAAGTTGGTATGTCGTCACGTGCTCTTGGTACTCTTGAGGAAGGTGAAGGTCATAACACTGTTAGAAATCTTAAACTTGTTGCTGTTGACTGTGTTGCAGACCCAAGCGCTCCATCTGCTTTTGTTAATGGTATTCTAGAATCTAAGCAATGGGTTATAGCTGAGAATGGTAAGTATGAAGAACTTTACGAAAATTTCGAAGCTTCTATCAGAAAACTTCCTAGAAAAGAGAGAGACGCATTCTTACGTGATCGTATATTAAGCTTCTTAAAAAAGATCTGAGTGTTTTTTAAAGAAAGTATCTATTGTAGTATAAATAATTAGTATATGGGTAAGCATAGTGCGACACAAAAACCTAAAAAGAAAGCAATGGCGAAGAAGTCTACTGCTAAGAAGGTACCTGCTAAAAAAACAGTTGCAAAGAAGGTTATAAAAGAATCAAGTGATATTGGTAAGTTTATTGAAGCACTTTCTACAGAAAAATATGCGCAGGCTAATAAATATTTGGTGAACATCATTGAGACAAAGATTTCTGATAGAATCAGTTCTTCGCTTGATGAACCTCTATTCTAATACAACTATATGAAAGTTAAATCATTACTTACTGAAGATGCAGCCCAGACTCTATCCGAAGAGTCTATTCAAGTTATTGAACAAGCTCTTAAAGCAAAGCTAGAACTAACAGTTGAAGCTGCTCTGACTAAACAAGATGATCTATATGCATCTAAACTTGAGACTCTTATTAGAGCTCTCGATAAAGACCATACTACAAAACTTACACGTGTTGTAGAAGCTATTGATCGTAACAACTTTGGCAAACTTAATAAGGTTGTTAAGCGTTATGAGAGAGTTTTAAATCAAGAAGCCGGTAAGTTTAAAGCTACTCTTGTTGAATCTATTTCTAATTACCTCGAAGAGTTTATCGATGAAGCTGTACCAGCACAGGCTATCATGGAAGCTACCAAGAACAAGACTGCTATTAAAGTTCTTGACAATCTACGTAAAGTTTTAGCTGTTGATTCTGCTCTTATGTCAGAGTCTGTGCAAAGCGCTGTTGTTGACGGTAAACAACAACTTGATACCCTTTCAGAGAAAGTAACTAAGCTTGAAAAGGAAAATGCTCTTCTTAAAGAACATTATTCTAAAACAAAAGCTGCACTTATTCTCGAAGAAAAAGTTGCGAGTCTTTCGGACAAGCAAAAAGAATATGTAAAACGTGTTTTAGGTGATAAAACTCCGAGGTTTATCGAGGAGAATTTTGACTATACCCTACGTCTTTTCAAGAAACAAGAAGGCGAACATTTGAAAGTTATCAAAGAGCAAGCTTTTGAAACCAGAAAAGTAAAGGCGGATAGACCACTAATCTTTGAAAGTGCGCAGGAAGCTTCGAAAGAAACATCTTTTAATCCATACGTGGAAGAACTTGAGCGTTTAAATCGCCATAAATAATTTCACCCTGAACAATGAGGTCTTTATGACCTGAGTTATTTGAAGGAAAAAAACAAAGCAAATGAAAATTAGACCGACACAATCTTTTATCGATGGAAACAGAGCAGAGGCACTTCTTGAGAAGTGGGCTCCAGTTCTTAATTTCTCATCCAATGAGGTTAAGGCTATTAGCAATGACAATACCCGTTTGAACACAGCTATTCTTCTTGAGAACCAAGAGCAATGGTGTGAATCGAACACTGCTGGTAACGGCGGTGCTTTCGGTGGTGGTGCTTCTAACAGCAGCATCTACAATCCAGGCGGTAATACAATCAACAGTGGCGATAACTACGCTCCTGGTGATTCACGTCTACCTAAGATTCTTATCCCAATGATTCGTCGTACATTTCCTGAGCTAATCTCCAACGAGATCGTAGGTGTTCAACCTATGTCTGGTCCTGTTGGCCTCGCTATGGCACTTCGTTATACTTACAACTCTGATGGCTTAGGCGTCGGTGTTGACGGTAAAACGATTTCAGGTACCGTAGGCGGTGCTGGTAACCCTGTAGGGCAAACTGCAGGTTATACTGGTACTGTTGACAACAGAGAACTTGGTTACCAATTCCTAGATACCCGTTTCACAGGTTCGTCTTCACAAAGACTTTCTGGTGTAACTGGTGTATTTGATATCAATGCAGCTGATCGTGGCGTAGCCCAGATCTTGTCTGCGTTTGAAATTACTGGTAACATTCCTCAAGTAGAAGTTAAGTTTGAGAAATCGGCAGTTGAAGCTGGTACACGTCGTTTAGGCGCGCGCTGGTCTGTTGAGCTCGAACAAGACCTTAAGAACATGAACGGTATCGATATCGATGCTGAGATCACTAACGCTATGTCGTATGAGATCCAAGCTGAAATCGACCGTGAAATGATTATCCGTATGATCCAAGCTGCCCTTAACGGCGGTCAGGGTGCTGGGTATTCGTTCTGGTCTCCTGCTTCTGCTGACGGAAGATGGCTCGTTGAGAGAAATAGAGACTTCTATCAAAAACTTATCATTGAAGCAAACAGAATCGCTGCTCGTAACAGACGCGGTGCTGCTAACTTCATTGTTGCTACACCTCGTGTATGCGCAATTCTTGAAATGCTCCCTGAGTTTCAGTGGGTACCTGTTCAAGGAGATGTTGCTACACAACCAACAGGTGTTGCAAAGGTAGGTACAGTTGGTGGTCGTTTCTCGGTATATCGCGATACCCGTTCCGAAGTACAGAACTCCACAATCTACGGTAACGTAGGTTACGGTACTGGAAACGGCATTGAGTATGCTCTCCTTGGTTTCAAGGGTAGCGAATTCTATGACACTGGTATTATCTATTGCCCTTACATTCCTATCATGGTACAAAGAACAATTGGTCCGAACGATTTCGCCCCACGCGTAGGCTTGCTTACAAGATACGGTGTTGTCGATAACATCTTCGGTTCCAACCTCTACTACCATGTTGTTATTGTTCAGGGACTAGGTACAGCGTTTACGCCAAGCAATCAGAGCGTGTACTTCTAAACATTACGTTAGAACGACTTTTTATGCCAGGGGTGCCGAAGAGCCCCTGGCATTCCCCTTTTTATGATAGGTAGTGTTAATAAATAGTAAGATTTTCATCTCAATAGCATAAATAATGATATGCCTATTATTAGCTTTACATCACAGGTACTTTCAGCATACGGTCAAACACCATCCAATCTTTCATGGTCTATCTCTGGTGGATCTACTGCATACAAAACAGTAGAGCTCCTAACAGTTGGCACAGGACCAATTAATAATGCTTCTCTTAGTGCTAAACAAGTTAGGGGTGTAGTGTTTAACGCTCTTACATCTCCAGCATCTGGTACAGGTACATTTACAGCTGCTCTCTCAGCAGCAACTGGTACAACATTCAGAGTAGATAGAGCACACAATGGCGCGACGTTCGGTGTTATATATATAGATGGATCTTCTACACTATTTACATGTGTTACAGGTGCTAGTACAACTGCTCAATCTCTTACAGCAAATGGCTTCGATACTACATATCCAGAGATCAGAAGACTAGTTGTACTAGGCTATAAATAATATCTATTTTAAATCCAACATAAAGAAAACTCAGCATATTAAATGCTGAGTTTTTTTATTATACACTATATGCTTACTAAGATTTATGAAGTAGGCTCAGACATATCTGTCAATGGTGGCTCGAGAACTAAATCTGTATCAACGACAACTTTTGGCTCAATAACTACAGGTTGCGTAATTACTACTACTCCACCTTCAATCGTAAAGGTCTTTAATACACCAGTTTTACAAATAGGAGAAAGTCCATATCTTTGTAAAATATAGTTAGTTGTAGTTGCATAATACTCATGATCTTCAAACAGAGTTGCTAAATTGCCATCATCGAACAATGCTTGTAAGAACTCTTGAAGTTCATCATCTGGCTTAGACCAGAAGTTGGTATGAGCGCGGTTAAGGCATTCTGCAAATGAAATCAAAGAACGTACACATGTATCGCCATGCGCTTCGACTGCTGCTAATTGTTTTTGTGTTTTTGTTGTTAGGTTCATATTTTTATACCCAAGTTGAGATTGGTGTTCTTTTCCAAGTGTTTGTTGCGGTGCATACGTAGATGTAGTTAACGTCCCAACAAATATCACCAGCGTTACCCGTTGCTGTTGCGGATGCTGGAGTGCGAGCGGTGCGGACTCTTACAGTGTCACTATTTACGTCAAGCGCAGCGGTGGGACTCGTTGTTCCTATGCCAACCCTACTATTGGTGCTATCGACGTTAAATACGCTCGTTCCAGCAACATTAGTGACATTAAAAGCGGTGGTGGAGTTCACCAGAGGTGCTATGGTAAATGCGTTAGAAGCACCAACAGTGAACTTGACTGCGTTTGAAGCATCATAGCCAAGGCGAAATTGTTCTGTAGTCTTAATTAAGTGTAGTTTTGCGGAAGCTACTGAACCTCCAGAAACTATGTCTACTGCATAAGCACCAACACTTCCGAGAGCCATAGTGTGAGAAGCACCAACAAAAGACCTTGCACCAATAGCGATGGCGTTAGTTAAACCAGAAACCGTTTGAAGTCCACCGTCTGTGGTTCCTCCCGAGACAGTTCCAAGAAATACAGAATCGGTAAAAGTGCTAATGCCTCTGCCGACTCCACGACCAACATAAACAACACCACTCAAACCAGTTGCACCAAGTGCTGCGGCATCTCCAATTATAGTGTTGTAGCTAGTTGTTGTAATGCCTGTTCCAACACTATTTCCAATCAAGATGTTTGAACTTCCAGTTGTAATTCCACTCCCTGCACTAGCACCCAAGCCAAAGTTAAATGACCCTTGTTGCCCTGATGTTCCGTTGAGGCTTGATAAAGCATTTGTACCAACGCCGACATTAGCTCCGTTATACAATGTGTTAAAGCTAGTATTACCTGCACCTGTCCCAATGAAAGTATTGCTTGAACCATAATTGTGAGCAAACCGAGTTCCGTTAATCATGTATAGACCAACCGTAGATGTGGTTGTCGGTATGTTTATATTCCCACTAACGTCTAGCTTTTGTGATGGAGTAGCGGTTCCGATCCCGACATTGCCACCATTAGGCTGGAGATTGACATAGCTTGTCGTTCGTGTAGCATTAGTTGTGCCTTGTATTGTGATGTCATCAT